CGTGCGTCGGGGTTGGCGGTGCTCCCGGTGGCCGTCTGCCAGCCCACCGGGAGCCCGTCCGCGCCGACCGCGCCCCCCGTGGCGAACGCGCCGGCGAGGCCGCCGCGGGCGTAGCCGCCGCCGGCCCCCGTCTGCGAGTGACGGGTCGTAACCCTCAAGAACAGCTCCTCGAGCGAGCCGTATGCGCTCTGGCCCATCTCCTTCGCCCATGCCAGAGCGCGCTGTACGGGCTTCTGCTGCTCGCCCGTGAGGACCGCCTCGCCCGGCCCCACGTCGGCGTTGCCCTTCCCGTCTGGCGCCCCTGTGCCGAGCGGCGCGCCGGCCACGACGCCGCCGCGGCGCGTCATGTCCTGAGCGACGCCGCCCTCAGCGAACGAACCCATGTAGCCGCCACGCTCGAAGAATCCGCCGCGCTCGCGCCGGCCGCGCGAGATGAACCGGACGATCTTGTCGATAGTGCGGCCAGCCGTCTGCCAGAGCGAGCCGGCCTTCTCGCCGACGAACTTGATCCTCTTGTCCCACCTCTTCTTCGCGTCCTTCCATAGGCCACCCACCGCCTCCGCGACGAACTGGATCCGCTTCTCCCAGCGGTCCTTCGCTTTCTTCCACAGGGTGCCGGCGGCCTCCGCGAGGAACTTGATCCGCTTCTCCCAGCGATCCTTCGCGTTCTTCCAGAGCTCGCCTGCCTTCTCCGCGACGACTTAAGCCTCTTCTCCCAGCGGTCCTTCGCGTTCTTCCACAGAGTGCCGGCCTTCTCGGCGAGGAACCTGATCCTCTTGCCCCATCTCTCCTTCGCGTTCTTCCATAGCTCGCCCGCCTTGCGAGCGACAAAGTCGATCCTCTTGCCCCATCTCACCTTCGCGTTCTTCCACAGCTCGCCCGCCTTCACGGCGAGGAACTTGATCTTCACGCCAGTCCTGCGCCCATGCCTCTGAAGAGGTTGGTCAATGTTCTTCCTGAACCACGCGGTCACCCCGGTCGCCTTGCCGAGCTCTAGGAGGCCGACCAAGATCCCCACGGGCAAGATCACCTTCGACCCGGCGAACTTGATGAGCCGGCCGCCCCACTTCTTGAGGAAGGCCTTCGCGCCACCGCCCGCCGCGGCCCCTGCTCCCGCTGCAGCACCGCCGGCTCCCGCCGCTCCGGCGCCGGCCTCGGCGACCGCAACACCCGCCATCGCCGTGCGAAGCTTCCGGGCCAGGCTGAGAGCCGTGCTCAGCCCCGTAATCATCGAGAGGAACCTCACCGCGGTAACCGCTGCGCCGAAGCCCAGCATGGCGGTGACGAGCACGCCCAACGCCGGCTCCTTACGGACCAGATCCGCAAGCCCGCCCACTGCCCACGCGACGACCTTGGCGACCTCCGCCACGGACGGCGACATGGCGGCGAAGAGGTCGGCGATCGAGGCGAGTGCCTTGACGATCTCCGGGCCCGCGACGCGCCCGAAGGTGTCGACCATGCGCACCACGGCCGGCAGGAGCCGCTTACGGATGGTACGGATCATCTTCTCGGCGCCGGGCGAGGAGCCGAGAGTCAGGAAGGCCTTGCCGACGTCGCGCACCAGGCGCCCGAGCTCGCGCACGGGGCCCTCGGAGCGGCGGAAGTAAGCGGCGATCTTGTTCCGCCCGCCGGCCGACTCAGTGAAGCGACGGAACGCATCGGCCGACTTCTCCAGCGAGCTCAGCAGCTTCCCGCCGAGCTGGCGGTCGCCGATGCGGAAGATCTCCCAGAGCCCCTTGGCGACGTCGCCGGTGATGTTGGCGAGCTGCGAGAGCACCTCGCGCGAGCGGCGGAAGTAGGCGGCCATGCGCCCCGACTCCCGGCCAGCCTCGGCCTGGCGCTCGGTCATCTTCGCGAAGCGCAGGACGCTCGAGGCCAGCCACTCGTTGAAGGGCTCGGCGACGACCATGACGTGGCGCAGCGCGGAGGCCAGGTGGACGCCCGCGCTCCCGAGCGTGCGGATGATCTTGGCGTTCGACAGGCCGATCGACTCGAAGTCGCGGCCGAAGCCCTCCGATCCGAACAGACGGCCGGCCTGCTCAGCCGTCCCGCCCATCGCGAGCCCGGTGGCGTGCAGCACGGTCTTGAGCTCGGAGAAGGACCCGAGCGCGGCCTCGATACCGCGCTGCAGGCCGGGGAACAGCCCCGACGCCGACGCCTCTCGCAGCTCGTCGAACTGCGGCTTGAGCCCGATGAGGAACAGAGCGAACTTCCGGCCGCTCGGGGTCAGAGCATCCAGCGCGTTCTTGAGCTTGTCGACCGCGGGCACGGCCGCATCTATGCCGCGCTTCGCGTCCTCGGAGGCGCGGCCGACCTCGCGCTGAGCCTCCTTGACCGCCTGGTGGGCGAGCGCGAGCTGGTGCTCGGCCTCCTTGACCGCAAGCGAGGCATCGGCCTCGGAGCGTCGCGCGTCCGAGAGCGCGCGCTGGGCGGCGATCACCGCGGGCATCTGGTCGACCCCGCCGCGGCGGGCGCGGTTGTAGTCGGTCTCGGCGACCCCGTTCTGGCGGGTCGCCTCCGCGGCCTCGGCGCGCGCCTGGCGGACCCCGAGCGCCGCGCGCTGGACCTCGAGGTCAGTCGCGGTGGTCGAGCTGAGGGTCTCGCGGTAGGCGGCCCACGCCTCCTTGACGCCGAGCAGCGCCGACTCCTCGGCGAGCGCGGTCGAGACGACGGCGGCGCGCATGTCCTGGATCTCGCGCCGAGCCTCGGCGCGGGCGCGGGTCAGGTCCTCCTGGGCATAGCGGACCTGGCGCGAGGAGTCGGCGTGCGCGCGCTCGGCGTCGCGTAGCCCGTTCGATGCCTGTCGAACTCCCTCATAGGCCGCCTTGACCGCCTGCATGGCCGACCGGACCTGCTCGGCGCCGGCGCGCGCGGCGTCCATCGCCTGCCGGGCGCGATTGGCGCCACCGCCGGCACCGCTGTCGGCCGGCGCGAACGCGGCCTTGACCGCCGCCCCCACGCCCGAGAGCGCGAGCGACGCCGTACCGGCCGCCGTGGCGACGCCCACGAGCATCGACGGCAAAGCGCCGAGGACGCCGCCGGCCTGCGCGAGCGAGCCCGCGACCCCCACGGCACCCGCAGAGAGCGCGGAGAGCGCCTGTACGAGCCCCGAGACCCCGGCGAGCACTACGGGGATGGCCAGCGCGCGCAGGGCGATACCGAGCCCCGCAACGCCGCCGCCGGCCCCGCGCGAGGCCCCGCCGAGACCGGAGACGGCCGAGCGCGCGCGCCCTACGGCGCTCGAGAAGCGCGAGACCTGAGAGGTATCAGCCTTGACCGAGAGCCGCTGCTCGATCTTGCGGGTGGCGGAGGTCCGGGCGCGGCGGACCTCGCGCCACCATGACCCGAAGCCGCGGGCGTCGACGCGCGCCCCCATCGCGACCTTGACGTCGCGGCGCGCGGATTGGCGCGCCTTGCGCAGCTCGCCGGCGAAGCCGCGGAAGCCGCGCTGCTCGACCTTGGCGCCGAGCTTCGCGTTGACCGGGCGCTTGGCCTCACGCTCGGTCTTGTCCTTCGCTCGGTCCCATGAGCGGAAGCCGCGATCCTCGAAGATCGCGCCGAGTCGGGCGACTGCGGAGCCGGCGTCGAGCGCCATCTAGTTCAGCCCCTCCTGCTCGCGCAGCTCCGCCGCCATCTGCATCGAGCGCCGCCAGGCGAAGGTGCCCGGCTCCTCCTGGTAGGCGTCGGGCAGGCCGGGGCGCTTTACGAAGCCGGGCTGTGTCGCTTGTTCCTCATCTCCGCCGTAGCCGGCCAGTCGCATCCGGAGCTCGTCCTCGGCATCCCGATCGGCCCTTATGCGGGCGAGGAGACCATAGGCGTCGCGGGATCGGAGTCCGTGAAGGTCTCGTCGTCCTCCTCCGGCTCCCCCTCCGTAGGCTCCGGCAAGGAGATGGACGGCATCGAGGACGTCGTCGTCGTCCCACTCGGGTCCGTCTGCGCCGGGATCTCCTCCGTCGCGTCCTCGGTCGTCTCCTGCGGCCGACCGTAGACCAGCGTCGCCATCTTCTCGGCGATGCGCTCGAGCTGCTCGCCTTTTCCCTCGACCTCCGCCACCACGATATCGATCACGACCTCGACTGCCGGGATCATCTCCTCGAGGTAGATCCGGTGCTGGAGGAGCTTGCTCTCGCGCGAGAGGAACGCATCGAGGGCGCCCGGCGGCTCGTCGACGTCCAGGCGCAGGAGCTCCGCGGGGTCGACGGTGATGAGCGCGCAGACCTCCCAGACCGCGTCGGGCGCGGCGTCGAGGAGAGTCGCGGCCTTGACCTCAGCGCCGCTGATAACGCCGTCGCGGACCAGGCGGCCGACGAGGGTCGTGATCCGGGTGGCGGTGAAGCCCGTGCGCTGGGGGAGCGCCACAGGCTCCCCGCCGATCGTCATGGAGAGGGCCGGAGCCTCACTCATCATGTGTAAGCCGCATCGGCGCCCTTGGTGATGATGGTGATGATCGAGCCGGTGGTGGGGACGCGCGCCGAGGCCGCCATCGGGATCTCCGGCACGCCGCCCTCGGGGTTGCCCTCGAATGGGCCGGGAGCGGCCCAGCGCAGCGACGGGACCGTCGCCTTGAACTGCTCGGTCGCGCCACGGAGCAGGTCGACCTCGAACTGGCCGAGCGCGGGGAGGTCACGCAGCGGCTTCGTCCCCGCGGCCGGGCTCACGCTTCCGTACGTCTGGCGGTCGTACCAATCCTTGCCCTGCGGGTCGAGCAGGAGCGAGAGCCCGTCGAGCATGACCTCGGACATCCCGAAGCCGACGTCGAAAGGCACGACGGAGTCGCCGTAGCCGGGCGTGACCGCGTCGTTCAGCACGAGCGCCCACGAGGCGAGGCCCTTGTGGACCGTGCCGTCGATCAGGTAGCGGCCCTCGCCCTCGGTGTGCTTCCAGGGCACCGTCGCGTCGTCGCCCTTAACGGGGTCTGAGGCGACGATCTCGCCGGGATCGAGTGAGACGAAGTCCGGCGTCGCCTTGACGACCTTGTTCGCGCTCGAGCCCTCGATCCGCAGGGATCGCATCCGGCAGTCGTTGAAGCGTTGGCGCTGGAGCACGGTCTCGCCGACGCGCTTCCACGCGCCGAACCAGAAGCCCGTGCCCGCGGGCGTGACCGTGTGTGTGTACGGCGCCGCGGCGCCGACGACGGTCTCGGCGCCCATCATCAGGTAGACCAGGTAGCCGAGCACCCCGGTCTGGGCCTGGGCGACGGGGTTCCCCTCGCCGACCAGGGTGTTCACGAAGTCGGTCCGGTCGCCGAAGCGCTGGCCGTCGGAGTAGACCTCCTGGCCGTCGTCGCGGGTGACGCCCATCCCGCCGCCGGCCTTGCGCAGGCGCTTGATCGCGGTCACGACGGGCGTGCCCTTCGCGGTCTGCTTGGCGACCCATGCGCCCTCGACCCGCTGCTCCATGAGAGCCATGTGCTACTCGCCTCCCTCGGCGTTGGTGGGGCCGGCGTCGCCGCCGACCTCGTTGTCCTCGGGCCCCGGTGTCGCCGGGGTCCTGCCCGCGCCGCGGTCGGCCTGGGCCTCGTGCTGGACGATTCGCTGGCGCTTGTCGACCGCGGAGCCGTGCTTCGGCAGGTCGCGCGCCTCGAGCGCGGCGTCGAGCTCGCGTCCGCGCAGCTCCTCGACGTCGAAGCCCGCGATGTCGGCGAGCGCCTCGTCCTCGCCTGAGCCGTCAGTCGTCGGCGTGCCGTCGACGGCGGTCGACTTGAAAGCCGGGAGCGAGTCGAGCGAGCGCTGCACGGCCTCGTTCGCCGTGACGATCTTGCCGCCGCCGATCGCGAGCTGCTCGACGAGGTCGAGCGTGTCGCCGTCCGGCGGGACGCTGATGGTGCCGCCTGAGAGGCCGCCTGCCTGCACGACCGCCTCGGTCGGCTCGTAAGCCTTGGTCCTCGCCATCTCGCACCCCTTCGGGTCGTCGTTCTTCGCGTGGCCCCTACGGGCCGGCAGCGGGGAGAGTGAAGCGAACGGCGGACGGACCTACGCGCCGCGACTCCTCGCGTGACACGCGAGGGCACGACGTAGCTCGTCTTCGGCCTCTGGAGCGTCGGAGTCGAGAAAGACCTGCGCGGCATGCGCTAAGTCGTCCGCGATGGCCCACTCTGTCTCGAGGCACTCAATCGCCGTCTTTGCCTCACTGCGGGCCGTCGCTGTTTCGAGGGCCATCTCGGTCAGGCTCATCTTGTACACGTTGCGCAGTCTACCGCTGCCGATCCGCCTACGCCTTCGCGAAGCGATCGAAGGTGAACTCGCAGTTGAACGTGAACGCCTGGCGGTCGAAGACGAGCGGCTGCAGGCCGCGGAAGAGCAGGCTCTCGTGGATGAACACGCCGCCGAGGTCGTAGCCGACCTTGCCGGCGAAGACGGTCCGGATGCGCCGGTAGACGAGCTTGGCCGCCGGCGAGGTCTTGGCCCGGATGATGAACTCGACGGCATCGAGCTGCCACTCGCTCTGCTCGAGCGGGTCGCCGGGGACCTCCGTCGCAGTCTGGATCGCGACGACCACGGACGGTCCGCGGTTGGGCGGGTCGAGGTCGCCCGGCGCCGGCACGCCGTCCTGAGGGTCGAGCCACGCCGGCGGACGCTCGGGGTCGATGGTGGGCGCCGCGACGGCCGGGTTGCGAACGATGCCCTCGGCGATCAGGCGGTCGCGGACCTTGCCCAGGAGCTCGACGGGCTCAGCCATGAGGCTCCCCGCTGTGCTGAGCGGCCTCGTGATAGCGGGCGAGGGCTTCCACGCCAGCATCGCTGAGACGTTCCCTTCCCATAGCCTCCGCCAGCTCCCCCGCGAGCGCCTGCCAGCCGGGCTGGGCGGGTTCTACAAGGCTCTCGTGATAGCGCCGCGCGTCGTCCCTTGCCTTGCCCTTGTCGGCGGTGACGTTGCCCGAACGCCAGTCGCAATCGTGACAGGCTCCCTCGTAACCCTCCCAGCCACCGTCAATGGGATCGGCGTAGTACGCGTGGTCGCAAGCTGCCTCAGCCGAGGGCGCGTCCGCGGTTTCCTTCTCGTGAGGGTTAGCCGCCGAAGCTGAGCCGCCCTCCGACGCGATTCCCTCGGCGTTGGCAGGTTCGGAGAGGAGCCCGAGGGCGTCCTCGTTTGCGACCGCCGCTCCCAAATCGGGGTCCATGCGGTACTGCTTCAAGGCTTCCCGCGCCCGCTCGATCCTCCCCTCGGCCGCTTTCAGCTTGGTGTGGAGGTCGGCGTTCTTGGCTCGGAGGTCGATGACCTCCGCTATGTGGCCGCCCACCTCCTGTAGCTGTCGCAGCGCAGCAGCGGAATCAGGCATCTCGCTCTCCTTCGGTTCGGTCGGGCTCCCCACCCTACTCCTCGAGCGCCTGCCGTGCTCTCGCGGCGATGACCTTGCCGTAGCGGTGGACGTTCGCCTTGAGCGGGTCGGCGATGTACTTTTTCTTCCCGCCGCGCGGATGATTGCGGAAGACGAGCGTCACCGTGTTGCCGCCGCGGACCATCGTCGCGGTCCCCTCGTGCTGGGCCGCCGCGTAGGGCGTGTCGAAGGCGAGCTCCGCCTCGAGGTCGCCCGGCGTCGCCTTGCGGGTCACGTGGCCGGCGGCACGAAGCCGCCCCGTCTCGACGGGCGCCTCCTGGACGGCCTCGCCGAGCAGATGCTCGATCGAGTCGTTGATCCCGCGAGCCGCGCCGCGGCGGTAGCGGCGCTCGAGCTCGCGGCCGGAAATCATGCGATCATGCTCGCACGGCGGTTGGACGTGCCGGCGTAGGCGCGCTCGGCTGAGCGCGAGTCGTCGTGGCCGAAGTGAGCGAGATCCTCGCGCAGGCCGCGGGCCAGGCGCGCGACCTCTTCGGGCTCCTGCGACGGTGGCGGGCCCAGCTCGCCGCGAGCGGTGAGGGCCGGCGCCGGGTAGTCGTCATCGTCGCGACCGCTCAGCGTGAGCGGTACGTAAATGAGGTCGTCGTGCTCCCACGGGTGACCGCGGACCAGTCCGAGGCCGCAATTGCGGCCTCCGCGCCAGTAGATCGCCGTCGAGCCGACCGGGAAGCGCTCGCGGGCGTCCGCGAGCGCCAGTAGCCCGCCCTTGGCCATCGCCGCGGCCACTACTTCGGCTGCGACTTCGTGCGCTTGGGCGACTTGCGCCCACCCTTGGCCATCGCCGCCTTGCTCGGCTGGCCGGCCTTGCGCTTCTTTCCGGCCTTCGGCTGGGTGCTCGCCATCGTGTCCTCCTCGGGTAGCGTGGGATTGCGGTTGCGCGCAGGATAGACCCCGGTGACGACGCCGAGCCGCCCCCCGTTAGTAGTCGACCTCCTCAAACGGGAAGTTCGCGCTCCCCGCGATCTGAGCTCGCAGCTCGACGATGAGCTCCTGGCTCGTGACTCGGATGCCCGCCGGCACCGCGGCGCTGAAGTCGAAGGTCTGGCCGAGGGGTGGATAGGCGAGGGAGCCATCGACGCCGAGCTCGAGGAACTCAGGCTTAAGGCGGAAGCCGATGCCCGCCCCTGCTGGAGGAGGCAAAAGGGGGGCACCGTAGGTCGCCGTTCCGTAGACCGAGGACCCGTAGCGGGCCATCAGACCTCCCTGACCGCCATGAGCGGCACCGCGCCCGCGAAGTCCATCGTCACGGGGCCTACTGGGAGCGGGTGGGAGGCAGCGACGAGCCCCGTCTCGCGCACCCCGGAAGCCGTTCCGAACAGCGTCGTCATCTGAGAGTTGGCGAAGTTCGAGAGGATGACGCTGGGCGCCGTCCCCCCGAAGGTCCCGACCGAGAACGCCGCGTAGTAGACCGAGCCAGCGGCCAGAGTCGTCGGGGCGATGTCAACCGTCTTCACTCCGGTCGAGTTGAGCTTGCCGAGCGTCGCCCCCGAGGATACGATCCGGGTGCCGGTGGAGTCGTAGATCCCCACATCGCAGGCATCGTCTGCGCCCGCCGCGGTGGTCACGAGGAACGCGAGCCTCGCGATCGTCATAGACCGAGAGGGGACGAAGCGGGCGAAGCTGGCCCGGCTCGCCGTGAGCGCGCTCGCCACCTGGGGGGCGGTTGTGGGTGGCGCATACATCCCCGCCTGGCCGTTGTCGCGGTCGTAGTCCATCGCGCCGCGGCCGGTGATCGTGGCTACGTTGGCGTCGAAACCAGTGGGGAAGTGGTTGGACTCCACCACGGCGTTCGTGACGGCGGTCGGGCCGAGGTCGATGGCCACGGTGCCAGCCTTGCCCATCCAGTTGCCGGTGATCTGGATGCCGTTACCGCCCGCCGGGAAGTAGACGTGCTTCGCCCCTGTATGGAAGAAGCTGTCTTTGACGTTGATCCCGTCGCCGCGCAGCTCGAGCCAGGTACCGGCCGTGGTCGGAATAGCGTCCTGGAACGAGCACCCCGACACGAGGAGATCCTGCACGACGTAGCCGCTCTCAACGATGATCCCACGGGCCTCCCCAACGCTGCCCCCGATTGAGCTCGGCTCGAACAGGCAGTCGCGGAAGCGCCACATCTGACCGGGATTCTTGATCGGGTGACCGCTGTGATACTGGAAGTAGCAGTCGTCGAAGGTGATCGAGTTCGAGTAGTTGCCGGATGCCGTGCGACCCAGGACAGCGCAACTACCGTCCCAGAAGGTGACGCGGCGGAAGTTGATCCCCCACGCGCCGTTGAGCACCACTTGGTTGACCGCATTGCCTCGCGTGCAGCGAAACCAACAGTCCTCGATATTGCCCAGCACCGTGTCGACCGTCACGCGCGAGAGGTCGAGCATGGTCCCACTGGTCCCGAGGCTGTAGGCGGTGATGTAGAGGCCACGAAGAGAGGTCCCCGCCACGTCGCGCGCGTCGATGCACGTCCCGGTCGTGCGGGTGAAGTCGAGCTGCGCGGCCCCGTAGCGTCCGCCCTCGCCCACCAGGCGAACACCGTTGCGGTTGATGACGAGCTGCCCCGTGATGCGGTAGGTCCCGCGCGGGAAGAAGATCGTCCCGCCGGAGGGCACGGTGGCGGTCGGCAGGGAGTTGATAGCCGCTTGGATCGCGGCGGTGTCGTCGGTCGTACCGTTACCCACCGCCCCGTGGTCTTTGACGCTGACGAAGGGCCCACTACCCATCGCGGCCAACCGCGCGGTTACGTCAGCGTAGGCCGCGCTCGGGTCGAGCCCCAGCTCCGTCTGGATCCGGTTGATCGCGTCGGCGTGGGCGTTGTCCGTCCCCGCCACGATCCACCCGCCGGTCGCATGGTTGGTCGCGAGATTGTCGAGTGATGTGGGGTAGGCCACGAGGCCCGCAGTCTATGGCGGGGGATAGACGGAGCGGGTCCGGTTGCTCAGCGCGCGTCGCCGATCCCCAGCTCGCGCTCGAGATCATCGAGCGTGGCGGTTGCCGGGTACATCACGTGGGAACACCGGGGGTGGACCGGCGCGGTCACGATCAGCGGCGGATAGCGGGGATCACGACCGCTGATCGAGTAGGTCCGGCCTTGCCACGGCTTGCACATATCGCAGGCGTTCGCGTGGCGCGTCATCGCGATCAGGTCGCGGCCGTTCTCCTGCATCTCTCTGATCGTCGCCTCGGTCGCCGCGCTCCTGGTCGTGGTCTGGATCGCCATCGAGCTGTAGTTGTCGAGCCCCCACCGCGCGCCACGCCGATCCTCAAACGCCGTCAGACCCTCGCGCTCGAGCGCCCGCCGAGCCGTTATCGCCTGCGCGCGTGGGCCGAGCCCGGCCGCGACCGTAGCCGCCGTCTCCTTGAGGATCACGCGGCGGAACACGTCGTCGGCCGAGCGCCCGACCTGCACGCGCGCGTCCTCGAGCCGTCCCTCGAGCGCCGCGATCAGGACCCGCACCGCGCGGCCGTGGACGCCGGCGAAGCTGGCCTCGAGCGGGACCGTGCGCAGACCCGGGGTCTCGACCAGGCGCGCGATGCGGAGCCCCTGGAGGTAGCCCTCGAGAATCGCCAGCGGGGCCAGCGACGAAGTGCGGCGTCCGAGCCGGCGGATCGCTCGCTCGAGCGAGCGATGCTGGCGCGCGTAGTAGCCGGCGGTCCCGAGCGCCTCGCGCTCGACGGCCTCGCGGATCAGTGCCCGCAGGCGGCGCGCGGCCTCGCGGTAGACCGCGATGAGCTCACGTTCCACGCGGGCTCATCGGCCGCCGGTCACGCTCCAGGCGGCGGCGGCTGCGGAGCGGGCGTCGACGGCTGCGGGACGGGCTGGCTCGGGCTCTCGGCCGTGAAACTCGGCCCCGCGACCCCGGTCGGCTCGGCTAACGCCGCCAACCGCCGCTTCTCGTGTTCCTCGGCCTTTCCTCGGATGTAGCCGTCGAGACGCGCCTCATCTTCGGGACTCGGCTCTGCGCTCAGATAGATGTTGCGGTGGGGGTACACTAGCTCTCCTCCAAGGTCAGCCGGGTGGTTTGCAACTCAGCGGGCACGCCGGGCAGCATACGCGACTCGACGGCGCGCACGGCGCCGCTCTGATCGCCGGCCGCGGTGCGGAAGGCGAGCACGTCGCCCTCGACGATCGCGGGAGCGGTCGAGTCGACGATCAGGAAGCGCTCGACGACGACGCTCGAGGTCTCCGGGGTCTGCGCCCGCGCTCGGCGCTCGCGGTAGTAGGCGTCCTCGGAGCCGGCCCACTTGACCGCGCCGGCGCCCGCGGCGACGTCGAAGTCCGCCGCGGTGCCAGCGCCGCGGACCTCGGTGAGGGTGGCGTTGACCTGCGGGGTCACGTCAGGCTCGGACTCGGTAGCGATGAGGCAAGGCCCAGCCATCCTTGCGCATCCGCACGATCTCGACACCGATCGAGCCCGCCGTCGAGTCAAGCTCGGCAGCGATCGCTCGGATAGACAACCCGCGCGCCCACATATCGGCAATGGCTCGGCGGCGTTCCTGCTTGCACTCCGACTGCCTCCGCAGGGCGCACGTCCGGCAGCGCTTGAAGTCCTTCCAACCCGATCCGACTCCCATCTCCCCTCCACAATCTGCACAGATGCTGCGACCTGCTGAGGATCGCGCCCATGCGCGCTTGCCCGCCTTCCGCTCGGGCTTCGCGTTCTCGCGCCGCTGGTAGGTTTGCGCCTGCCGGGGATGGCGGCGCTTCCAGCCCGCCGACGTGCCTCGCGACGCACCCGTGCGCTGGCCCCTCGCAGCAGGCACGTAGGCCTGTACGCTGTCGCCGCCCGCGATCCTGTCTTGGAGCGTCGCGCCGGCCGGGGCGCTACCTACGGGAGCGTCGAGCGAAACTACGCGGTAGTCGCGGGGGACCCGGGCGCCAGCTGCTATGTCTCGCCGTTGGTCCTCGATCAGGAGAGCAAGCTCTTCCGAGTCGCTCGCAGCGCCCATACCGCAGAGCCTACTCCCCGGTCGGCGTCGCGGTCGTGAAGATCGGCCCCACGGCCCCGGTCGGCATCGGGTCGCTCTCGCGCGCCTCGAGCGTGTCGTCCTCGGGTTCGTTCGCGATCTGCTCCGGCTGGGGCAAGAGGGAGACGCCGGTCCACGGCGCGATCGGCAGCCGCCGTGGCTCGTCGGCGCTCATGCCGTCGCGCGGATGCCGCGCCGTCTCACAGTCAGGAGCCCCGAGTCCCTGAGCTCGTCTCGGACCTTCGGCCCGATCTTGTCGAGCTTGCCCGAGACGTTGAAGTCCGGCCCGGAGACGCTCGAGCGCTCGTCCTCGGCGAAGAACACCGAGCCCTTGAGCGCGCGGTACTCGGCGCGGGCGCAGGTGATCCGCGAGAGCGCCGCGACCTGGGCAGCCGTGAGCCTCTGCTGGTTCGTCGTCTTCGGCAGGCCAAAGAGCAGCGTGGTCCCCTCGATCCGCGTCCAGTAGGGCCGCAGGTAGCGGTCGACGTCGCGCTCGGCGGCGGCGAGGAGCTTCTCGAGGTTCGGGTCCGAGAGCGTCGGCGTGGCGGCCGTGCCGTCGTCGGTGTAGGCGAGCCATTCGGCCTTCGTCGCGTAGATGCCGTCGCCCACTGCCATGCCTCAGGTTCTACCGCCCAGCGAGGTCGGACTGCGTCGCTCCGACGCTGAACGTCAGAGGGCCCCGCCGAAGCGGAGCCCTCTGGACCCCAGAGGCCCGGCGGCGCATTAGCGCCGGGCGGTGTGGACGATACCGGCTAGCTCCTCGAGATGTCGACCGCGATCTTGTAGCCCGAGTGGGCCTGGCCGGTTCCCGTCACGATCTCGTCGGCGGCGAGCACATCGCCCTCGGCGACGACGAGGTTGGCGGCGACTCCGAGGGTCAGCGCCTTCTCGTCGAACGCGACCAGGGCGCCGCCGGTCGTCGTCTGGTGGGTGGCCGCGACCGTCGTCCCGACTCCCGCCTGGCCCTTGTTGACCAAGCGGTAGGTCCGGTTGTTCACCGCGTCTGCCGCTGCCGCGGCCTCGGGCGTGATCGTCACGGCGACGACCGTGCCCGCGTACGGAGCCCTGCCGGCGACCTGATCCTGCACGGCGCCGGCGATGGCTGCGGGGACGGTCGCTTCGAGCGTCCGCTGATGGGGTGCGGTCGTCATCTCAGCCTCTCACCCCCGCCTGCTGGCCGGGGAGGTTCACGTTCGCCGCGGCGATCGCGGCCTCCTCGTCCGTCTCGGGCGTCGGCGCGGCTGCGATCACGCCGTCGACCGTGTAGTTGTGGTTGGGCGTGGGATCGGTCTCCACGCCCCACACGCCGCTCTCGTGGCCCTCCTCGGGCGACGCGGCGACGACGCGCTCCTCCGTGGAGGCGCTCGAGCCTGAGCTCGGCGCCTCCTTGGTCTCGTCCTTCTTAGCCATGTGTTCCTCTCTGTGGTTCGTGATCCGTCGAACTAGACGGCCGGCGTGCGGAGGACCGAGGCCGGGTAGCGGCTCGCCTCGACAGGCTGGTCATAGTTGATCGTGTTGGCGACCTGCCAGCCGGCGCGGAACACGCACCGCATGGCCACCATGTCCTGCTGGGGCAGGTTGTAGATGATCGCCCCGGTGTTGTCCTGGATCACCGCCTGGTCGAGGACCTTGTAGGTGATGTCCTGCCGGATCCCGAGAATGAACTCAGTTGGATCGAACGCGAGCGCCTGCGCCTGCGAGAGCCCGATCGGCCACTGACCGCGCATCGGGAACGTGAAGTCCACGCCGTCGATCTCGAGCCCGTCGGCGCTGATCGCGACCTCGGCCTGGCGAACACCCTCGGCGTTGCGCGCCTTGCGGGCGAGACCCCGCAGTGACCGCGCGGCGATGCCGGCACGGAGGTCGTAGCCGTCATCCTCCGCGAGGCCGATCATGTCGCCGATGTCGCCGACGAGCCCGCCCGACGCGGTGTTGTTCGTGCCGCGAGCGACCACGTTGCCCGCGGCGATTGCCGCGGCCACGACGTTCGTCGGGAACGTACCCGGCGCGCCGGTCCCGAAGAACACCGCCGAGTCGAGGGTCCGCCCGATGGCCTGCTCGATGAGCGGCTGGATCTCGCCCCAGACGTCGAAGCTCACGTCGTCGAGGACGTTCTCCGGGACCGGGACGATGACGGCGATCTCCTCGATGTTGATGTACTTGTTCGCCCAGTTGACCTCGGAGGTCTGCTTGAGGCCCGTGTCGCCCGTGACCCAGTACGCGATCGGCAGGGCCGACAGCACGGGGAAACGGGTCTGAGCCGCCCCGACCGGGACGCGCGTGAAGAGCCCGCGAGCGGCGCTCTCCGACGCGAGGTTCTTGAGCATGGCGTTCGAGACTTCCTCGGGGATGCGGCTCGCCGCGTCCGTCCGTGAGATGACGTTGTTGTACGGCATGGCGTCTTACCTCCTGGTTGTGTGAAGGCGACGCCTCGCCGGACGCCTACCTACGTCCTCCCCGCCGCTCGGCGGATCAGTGAGTTCATGTCGGCGCCCCCGCCGTTGGCATCGCCGCCGACGCCGGCGCGCTGGCCGGTCGTCCCCTCGCGGCGAAGGTAGGGGCGCTCGTCGAGCAGGGCCTTGAGCTTGCGCTCGATCCCCCGCTCGTCGTCCGGGTCGAGGTCCGAGAGGCCCTCGGCGAGGTTGGCATCCCCGGGGTTGCGGAAGTCCAGCCTCGCGGCCACGCGATCCCGCGTGGCCCTGCGGGTTGCCTCCGCGAGCCCGGCCTCGGCCGCATCCGCGCGCGTCTTCTCGGTCTCCGCGAGCGTCTTCCACTCGCCGCTCTGCTCGGCCGCCTTCTCCTCGAGCTGGCGGGCCTTGGTCTCGGCCGTCCGGCGAGCACGGTCGGCCGCGGCCGCCTGCTTGCGCGCAGCGTTGAGCTCGTCGCTCTGACCGTCGCTCTGATCGCCGGTCGCCGCGCCACCCTGGGCATCGCCCTGAGCGGCACCTTGGCCCTGCGAGCTGTCGGACTGACCGCCCGCGCCGTCGCCGCTCGAGCCGGAGCTCGCGCCGTCGGCGTCGAGATAGATGTGTGGGAATGGGTCGAACATCAGAGAAGATTCTCCTCTCGGTTGGCCGGCGGCTGTTGTCTACGCGGCGCCTTTCCCGCGCGCCCTAGCCGGTCTCGGGCGGGCCTTCTCCCTGGCCCTCGGGTCGAACGGGGCCGAGGCCCAGTCCAAGGTTCTGCACCGCAGCATCGCGCTCACGTCGGATACGTTCGTCCTCCATGACCTGCCGCTCCTCATCCCACTCGGGGTGTTGACGCTCGCGCACGGTGCGCCGTGACTCTATCTCGGCGGTCACGAGCTCGACGTCGTTCGCGGTCTGCTCGAGCGGATCAGGCGGGATCGAGGGTCTGCGCTCGACCGCGGGTACGGACGTCGGGTCGGACCACGGGCGGCCGAATCCGAGCGCGGTCGTCGGCGCCGCATCGAGGAGCTGGAGGAGCCTGAGCACGTTCGGCAGCTCCTCGTCCCAGAAGCGCCCTCGGCCCTCGCCGGCGACCACGGTCGGGATCAGGCGCGTGCGCAGCGCGGTGCCGGACTCGGCCTGGCCGCTCACGTCCTCGACGCCGATCCACTGCGGCGTCATGTCGGCGCGCGTCGCCGCGCGCTTGACCACGTTGTCCTGCCACGCGATCAGCGCCTCGGGCGTGTAGGTGTACTCGAGGACCGTCGGCGCACCCACGATCCTGTTGTCAGTGCCCGTCACCCTGTCGTCGTTGCGGATCGCGATCACGTCCTCACCCGCATCCCAGACCCCGCTGCTCTGGTCGATCTGGTCGTCGTCGACCGCGATCCGGTGCTTGCCCGCGAGCCGCATGTTCTCGTGGCCGATCGTCGAGGCCTCGTTGAGCGTGAACAGGTCGTCCTCGATGCGGGCGAAGTCCGAGACGCCCAGGCGCGGGTCGCGACCGAGCCGATTGACCACGCGTCCCGCAAGCATCCCGGGCATCCCGTGGACCCACCGCGGGACGAGGCGCGCGGTCTCGTCGCCGCCCTGGGCGAGGTCGACGTGATCGCCGAGGTTGTCCTTCGTGCCCTTGAACAGCTCGTTGCGCACCTCGCCGGGTAGGTGGACCTCGAGCAGGCGCCAGATCGCCGACTCCGCGGACTGGCCGCGCTTGGCTTCGAGCCGGGTGACGTACGCGCAGGCGGCCAGGTGGGCGCCGAGGTAGAGCGGTAGCACGTCGAGGCGCGAGTGGAACTCGATGAGCGGGAAGGGCGCCAGCTCCGCGTCGACGTAGATGCGCCACCAGACCTCGCCCTCGGAGGAGCAGACCTCCTCGGCGCGACGCAGGTGGGCGGGGAGCCTCGAGGCCTTGAGGAGGTCGTCGAGGCGATCCTGGTCGCCCTCGGCCGCGGCCGTGAACTCGGGCGGGGCGCCGAACAGGAGGTCCGCCCAGCCCTGGGCGATCTTCGGGCCCAGAGGGTCGACGTGGTAGTGGCGCCGAGCGCCGCCGCGATGCAGGCGCCAGCCGGGGTGCAGGGCCTCGAGCGCGCCAGAGTCGGCCTCGAAGTGAGCGATCCAGCGAGCGAGCATCGCGTGTACGTCGGCCTCATGCGGCAACGGCCAGCGCTGGGTCTCAATGCGCGACAGGAACTCGCGGTGGACCGCGTCGACGTTCACTCGCGATCCTCCACCGTCGCCGCGCGCCAAGCCGTCGCGAACGCGACCGTGCCGGCGATCAAGGCGTCCGGTCCCTCATCGTTGCCCTTGTCGATCTCGTCCGGGCGGTCCTCGCGCCAGCGCCACACGCGAAGCTGCTCGATGAGCAGCTTGTTCTCGGGGTCGATCGCGATGATTCGAGAGGTCTCGCCGGCAGCCGCACGCCTGAAAAGATGCCGTAGATACCGGATACCCTCGAACTTATAGGACTTCGCGCCCTGCTGGCCGGCCACGAGGCCGCCGAAGGGAACGCCCTCGACACCCAGCCGGATCCCCCGCTTGCGAGCCGCCGCGCGCGCGGTCCGCATCTCGGAAGCACCGGCGGCGTCATAGTAGGCGAACTCGCAGGGAAAGCCGAGCGCCTGCGCGCGGTCGATGGCCCGCAGCATGATCTCGGAGACCTCCTCGCGGTGGGACGTGACCTCGGACGGCGGGATGTAGACGCCGCCGCGCGGCAGCGGCCAGACGACGTAGAGGCCGCTCGCGTAGTCGCCCCAGTCGATGGCGAACCAGAGGCGCCCGCCCTGGGGCTGAAGCTCGCGGGCGTCGAGCCGGATGCGCAGCTCGCGGCCCAGGCGCACCGCGGCGTCGATACCCGCGGCGGGCAGCACGAGCTGGCCGCCGGGACGCATGAAGGCCTCGTCCTCGGTCTCGGGATACTCCGCCACGAAGTCCTCGTCGGCGAGGAAGGGCTGCCGCGCGCGCTCGCGCCACGCCTCGGTGCGGCCCGGATGCTCGCTCGAGCGGATGAACTGCGTGGCGAAGTCCGACTTGCCCTCACGCGCCGCCGTCCACGCTTCCGAGAAGGCCTCGCCGTCGCCCACGCGCCCGTTTCCCGTCGAGACGATCCAGAGGCGCCCGTGGTCGCCGATCGTAGGCAGCACCGCCGTGAGTGTCTCACTCGCGTTGCCGTTACGGATGAACGCGAACTCGTCCATCAGCACGGCAGCCACCGCAGGCTCGCTGCGGGCCTGATCGGGCGTGCCCATGAGCGAGAGGAGCCGACCGCCCTCGGCGAGGACCATCTCCTGTTTCGAGCCGAGCGTCGAGCGGTCCTCGGCCGGGCGGAGGAACGGCGGCAGGCGCTTGACGATCTCGCGGGACCGGGTCACGAGCTTCGAGGCGTCGCCCCCGTGCTTCGAGAGGGCGAGGATCGTCGCGGCCGGCGTCTCTGGATCGAAGGCCATCAGATGCAGGCCCGCGTGAAGGCACAGCGTCGTGAGCCCCTGCTGCCGCGCCTTGAGGAAGATGGCGAGACGCTCGTTGGCGAGGATCTCCACCGTGCGCTCCTGGAACGGCCAGAGGTCGAACGGGACCGCGCCCGCGCCCGCACCGCCCTCGACGGAGCCGTAGCCGGCGATGAAGTAGCGCAGCTCGCGGGCCAGGAGCGCCTCGCGCTCCTCCCAGGCCCGGTCGAGCTCGTGGGTCGTCGCGAACTCGAGCCGCGTCGAGACCGGCAGCCGTCGGATCGCTCGTGGCCACCACTCACGGCCGCGGTCGTCGCCGGCCTTGCCCTCGAGCCAGCGCGCGAGCGCCGCGCTCTCGGCGGCGCGGAGGCCGTAAGTCGGGCCGGCGAAGGCTCCCGAGCCCGGATCCGCCGCGATGGTCACACCGGGGAGCCTACTCGGGCCGCACCGCCGGTCGGCTCCATACCCAATGCGAGCCGATGGTGCGCGCCGCGCGCTCGACCAGGCCCTCCTTGCGCAGCGCGCGCAGATGTCCGTTGACGACCGGGCCCGAGAGCGCCAGCCGCGCCTGCAGTTCGAGCGACGTGAAGCCCGGCGGGTGCTCTCGCAACTGCCGCAGAATCTCCTCGCGCGTCGCCGGAGGGTCGAGTGGTGGCGACTGCCACGAGCGGATCGCGGCATCCAGCTCCTCGTCGGTCATCGGCCTGGGCTCGGCCGCCGGCCAGTGAAGCGCCTCGGCCGCATCCTCATCGGTCGAGTCGGGCTCGAGAAGCTCCCCGAGCAGGGTCGCCTGACGCTCCCAGTGAGCGATCTCTCTTCGCAGGGTCTCTGCGCGCACCTCGGCGATCAAGATGGCGCCCTCGATCTGCGCGCGGAACGGCTCGAAGGCGCTCACGGGCTCCCCTCCGTTCGCCTCGGCCAACAGCGCCGGCACCGGTAGGGGTAGGAGTAGCCGCCCCAGTGGCTGAACACGGAGGTGAGCTGCCAGTCGTGGCGGCCGAGCCGGCAGAGCAGGCGCCCGATCACGGGTGGCCGGCCACGATGATCGCCGCCACGCCGAGCAGAACGAGCGCGAGGAGCACGAACAGCGCTGAGTCGCCGAACGGGATCATCCCGGGCAGCCTTTGGTGCGAGCGATGTAGACCTTCACGCCATCTGAGCGTATAACCAGCACCCCGTCGATGGTCGCCCACACCTCACCGGCCAGACGCTCGCTATACGTCGCCAGGTGCTCGGCTTCGTACTGCTCGATGACGCCGCTGTGCGGGTAGCCATACTCGGCGATCGAGCGCGCGAAGCGCACTATCTGAGGTTCGTCGCTCATCCCGCCAGCCTACGGATCGTGGCCTGAAAGTCAACCGGCGCCGTGGCGATCGCCGCCGGCGGCAGGTCCCGCGGCATCAGGTAGCCCTCGTGCGCCATGAGCGTGCCGAGGTCCTCGAAGACGCGGGCGAGCAGGACGGCGGCCTCCTCCTCGAGGCGGCCGAGCGTACGGCGGCCCGAGTGCGGGTTCTCGATCTCGCGGTCGAGGTCGTGGCGGATCAGCGCAGCCTCGGAGAGCAGCTCGCCGCTCGACATGACGCCGACCGCGCAGGTCCGCACGCGGCCCGGCCAGGAGCGCTCGAGGACGCGCTTCCAGTCGCGCCACGAGCAGCGGGCGCCGGTGCCGGCGAGCGGATCACGGGAGCGGCGCATCTCGCTCCGCGCTCCATTCCGGTCCCCAGTCGCCGTGGATCAGGTCGACCCGGATCAAGCGAGCCCCGTAGGCGACCGCGGCGAGGGCTGCGCAGCCGCCGAGGATAGCTAGGGCGATGACGGGGTCGAGGAGGCGGACAATCACGCTCATCGCTTCCTTATACAGCGTGGCGCGAGGCCGGCGCGGTGCGCAGCGTTGGCCGCGCGTGCCTGAGCCTCGGCCGCGCCGAGAGTGCGATCCATTGCGCTCATCGCTTCCTTATACAGCGTGGCGCGCTTCTCCCGTAGTGACCTCGCCTTGGCCTCGGCCTCGATCACCCGCCGTAGTGACTCCTCGACCTCGAGCCGAGCACATGCTGGACAGCCGAAGAGCTGCTTTTCGCTGAGTCGTCCGTTCATCCGAAGCACACCGGGCACGCTTGCCACTCGGCGCTCATCCCCTCACCGGCAGGTGCTCGAGGCGCTTCGGGATCCGCTCGAGCGTGCGCGCCCACGCCGAGGCGTGCCGCAGGCGCAGAGCCACGGGCACGCCGTCGCCGTCGCGCAGCACCAGCGCGACGCGCGGCTCGGGGTTCGGGCCGATGCGGTAGGTCGTGGCCTTGCCCATCAGAGGCCGTTCACCGTGATCGCGGTGAGAACGCCCAGCAGAACCGTCGCGACCAGGGCCGCCAGGAGGCCGCCGGCGACGTAGGCCACGGCCACGGTCGCCGCCAGGGCGGCGAAGGCGTAGAAGTGGGCCGCGAGCCGGTCGATGCCCTCACGCACGGCGTAGGACGCCACGGCGGCGCGCAGCTCGGCATCGATCATGGGCGCCTGTCCACCGGTGCCATCGCCATCGACGGGGCGCAGATGGCTCACGAGACCGCCGCCACCACTACCGCGGCGCCCAGACCGGCAGCGAACGCGCGCGAGGTCCCGACCCAGCGCCAGAGCTTGTAGATCAGCGCGTAGGCCGCGATCACGAAGAGCGGCTCGATCACGACGTAGATGTCCGTCATGCCCGACCCTCGTAGCGCTCGCGCAGGCGGGCCACGAGCCTGTCGGCCTCGTAGGTCGAGAGCCCCGACTCACCTGCTGCGGCCCAGACCTCGTTCACGTCGGGCTCGGGCGCCTCGACGGGCGGGGGCGGTGGCTTGAGCAGGCCGAGCCGGTCCAGCGTCTCGGCGATGTTGCGGACGGCGAATGCGTGGTCGGAGAGTTCGTAGCCTCGCCCCCCACCCGAGCTGTCAAGCCTCTCCTCGAGCAGGTCCACGGAGCGGCCGAGCGCAGCCCGTAGGCGCTCTTCCAGATCGGCTCGCGGGAGCGGCTCTTCGGATGCCACGGCCCCTCGGAGTAGACGCTCCTCTTCGAGGGATACGTTCAAGGACCTGAGCCGCTCTCGCAGCGCGGTCAACTTCGCCATCGCGCTCCGCTCCTGATGCTCGGGCTCGGCGTCAGCCTCGGGCTGCGCAGACCGCTCGAGCGGCTCGTCCAATGGTGCTCCGGCCAAGGACCAGCGCCGTTGCTCCTCTTCGTATGATGCGTCAGGCATAGGGGACCTCCTCGGTAGCGTGATCTCGCCGGGGATCATACATGCCCGGCTCGGCGGAGCGACACGCCGGGCACAGACGCCCCGGCCACTCGCCTCGTGTTGGGCATGACGGGCAGCGCTTCGCCGACGGGCGCGGGGTCGAGAGGCCGGCGCGGGTCAGGGAGAGGGCTCATCGACGGTCGCCGGCGCCTCGGCCGCCCGCCCGTCGTCGACGCCGGCCAGGTAGGCGTCGAGCTCCTCGATGCCCATCCGCGAGAAGCGGTCATCGTCCGGGTGGCCCGGGGCGTCGGTCGACATACCGCGAGAGAGCCGCTCGGCCTGGACGACGCGCGGGTGAGCCCGGGCGGCCTTGACGACGAACTCGAGGAGCGCCTCGGTCCCGAGCGTCGAGAGGAGCTCGGGCGCCTGGCGGAGCCGGCGGAGAAGCTCCTGCGTCGGCTGCGAGAGCGCCTCGCCGTGTGCCTCGTCCAGCCGCGCCATACGCCGAGCTCGCGCCTTGTTCTGGCCGACGAACTCCTTCTCATCCTCATGGGCCAAATGCTGCTCCCAGGCGCCGATGCGAGCCTGCCAGCGGTGCTCGACGGACCAGCGGCGAAGCGTCGCGAGACGCCGCGTGGCGATCGCCATCTGATCGCCATCTGATCGCTGAGCGTCCCAGAGCGCCGCGAGAGAGCGCCGCGTCCCCATCTCGAGGTAGGCGCGGAAGGCCGCGAAGGCTCGGCCCGTTTCGCCCTCGAGCCGGTCCCACTCCTGGCGCGGCTCCCTAGAAGAAGGCATGCCGCGTCGTCTCGTCCGCGTGCTCGCGGAGCCACTCGCGGGCGGCAGGCTCGAGCGTCTCGAGCGTGTGCGGCGCTCGCTGGCCGTTCGAGAACGGGCCAGCCGACCAGTCGAAGTCGCCGACCTCGAAGGCATCGAGCGCCGCATCGCTCTCGAGGTGGTAGACCTCCGCGAGCCGGCCGCCGCGCCACTCGATCCGCCACGGCCCCTCGTCGTAGACGACGCTCTCGACGACGCTCATCGGCTTCCCTCGCAGCCCGGCGCGCAGGGCTCGTCCGCCGCGGCACCGCAGGCCGGACACGCGGGCGCCTGGCACATGACGCCGACACGGCAGCTCAGCGCGTTCGCTCGGCGCAGCTCCCACTCGATCGTCTCCTGAGCCTCCTCAGCCGTCAGGTCCGCCGAGCCCGCGAGCCCGACCTCGACGAGCGCGGTCCAGTCGCCCGAGTCCGCGGCCCTCGGGACGATGATCTGCTCGGTCAGGAGGCCATCCCCGATCGCCGGCGGCTCGATGAACATCTCGGTCGTCTGCGTGTCCTGGTCGCTCATGCTGCTCCTCCGGTTAGGGCGTTGGTCTCGGGGGAGGACACTACGGCATCACCGCCCGCGGTGCTTAGGCGACGTTCCACAGGAGAGCGCCGTCGCTCGCGTGGCGCCGAACGAACCGCCACGCCTTCGCGTCGTAGGTCGGGTGCGACGGGAACGGCGGCGGCTCCTCCGCAGGCTCCGAGAACGCCTCCGGCGCCCGCAGGATGTAGGCCGAGCCCGCCTCCTCGCCGCGGAGCTCGCGGCCGACGCGGACCGCGTAGACCGTCGCCTCCGGCCACGCCGCCTGGAGGCCGCGTGTCAGAACGCCCGAGCCCGCGACGGACCAGACCTCAGTTGGCTCGGGGCCAGCGAGGGCGAGCGCGCGGTCGCGGATCGCAGCAACGATCTCCGGGGCGTCGAGGCCGAGCGGGAGCAGGAACGCGTCGCGCTCCGCCGCGTACTCGCGAGCCCGAGCCGAGACGACGGCGAGATAGCCCGGGCGGACCTCCCGGATCGCGGCGCCGGCGCGCGCGGACGCCGTGGTCGAGGCGTGGCGCTCCCGACGGGCCGCCACGAAGATCGTCGCGGGGACGCCCACGTCACGGGCGGCGAGCGCGATCGCGACCTGGCCGAAGCCCTCCGCGGGAGAAGCGTAGACGGTCTCGCGCCCACGGCGCTCGAGGAGCGGCCGCAGGACCGCGGCCTTCGTCCCGCCCTCGACACGGTCGTCGCGGACGACGTCGACCCGCCGGCCGTCGCCGAGGTCGACGCGCTCAGTCGGTGGCGGGCTCATCGGGTTCC